GTATAAAAGAATGGCGCGGCCATTCCTCCGACGATTAGAAATACAAACAGTGCGATTCCTGTTGCTTCTTTTATTTTCTTAATCATCTTTTCTCCTTAACATACCAGTTGCGGCACTCTTGTACTGATTCAGAAACACCATCCAAAACTTCTTGAACACAACGCCCATCGAGTTTACGGTTACTGTCTCCTACTAGAAGGATGCCGACTAGTGTCATCGCAATTATCATACCCATTAGAAGTACCAACTAATGGCGATCATAACGGGTGCTATTGCGAGTACGCCAAACAGTTGCGCGATTGCAACCATCTGGTCTTTTTTAGAGGAAATCCATTCCTCACTTGTTGCTAAGTTTTTCATTGAGTGTCCTTAATGAGAATTAATTTCTATTTTTCTCGGACGCTTCTCTTCGGGTAGTTCCACTCTGAGTTTAATCACTAGTAGTCCATTGACGAATTCAGCTCCATCAACGACAACGTGGTCTGCGAGTCGAAATGTTTCCACGAATTTCTTCGTAGTAATTCCTTTGTGAAGATACTCTTTGGTATCCTCTTCAGGGTTGCCCCGAATTACTAGAACTCCAGGCTTTGCCTCAATCTCTAGGTCTTTCTTTTTGTAACCACCAAGTGCAAATTCCATGGCGTATTCCGTGTCAGAATATTTGATAATATTGTGACGAGGAAAACCCTTCTCGTTTGCGCCAGCGGCAGTTAGTCTTTCTATCTCATCCCATACATGGTCGAAACCAATGAAACGAGAGTGGGGGAACGAAAACACTTTTGTTCGTGTATTAACCATTGCTATCTCCTTATTTAATTAAGCAAGATTGTTGTCTATCCTCCGGACAATTCCGCGAGGACGTTAATATATATACACTATTTGTTTTTAAATGTCAACTATTTTCTATTTTCTTCGTTGATATCCACAACAGCATCTAATAATGGCGTCTGTTTACTGAAGTTTCTTAATGCTGCCATATCTTTCGGAAAACAATGGCCACCATAACCAAACTTACCATCCGGGCCCGGAACCTGAGTATGAGATCTACCGATGCGGGGGTCAAGTGTTATCATATCTACCATTTGGTCAAATCCATCAAATCCAATTTCATGATAGATTTTATACATCTCATTGAAGAAGGTTACTTTAGTTGCAAGGAAACAATTCTCTACATACTTGGCAAAAGAAGCTTGTTCTAAAGTTCCGTACTTAACGTTCTTCAATTTCGGTAGAACAGATCTGAAAAGTTCATCCCAATATCGACAGTCATCACCACCAAAAATGGCAAACTCTTGATTCATGAATTCATCGGTTGGATTAGCATGAGCGTGACTACCCCTCAAGAATTCTGGACAGTATGTAAAACTAGCATGTCGCACTCCCGCTTCCCAATGTAACCAAATAGGGTCAACAGCTGATTTGATAAGATACTTTGTATTACCATATTTATTGAACACTTCTTCAACGTGATCTGTATTGCAAGTGCCGTCTTCACGCATAGGAGTAGCAACACAAACGATAACACCGTCAGGAGGGTCGATATGTTCATCGCGATAACAATTATAACCTTTTGCGGGGTCATCAATAAAAACGTCTAGACCACTCCGTTGTTCTAGTGCATAATGTACGGCTTCACCTACTGGTCCGTAACCAGCAATTACTAATTTCATTCTATCACCTCTAATAATATAATTTAATTATATTTACTTATTACCAATATTATACTTAGGACACAGCTCCCATTGGTCTTTATCTTTGTGTGAGATAATTTTAATTTGACGCAATGGAGCGCACACTTCTGCTTTCTTCGGATTATCTAATTTTAACAAACCCCAATCCGAAAGTAAAGTAGCAATTGAATTTCTTCGTGCAATGTCATTATCTTCAAGATTAGATTTTTTACCGTCAAGTAGAAATAACTCTTTGAAGTGTACGATAAAATATCGGCCTTGTTTATGAAGGATATGACACGACTGATAAAGTTTTTGTTCTTTTCTAGAGGCGACCCCAATGCGTGTTAACGTTTCGCGGATTTTTAGGAAATCATCGGGTTCATTTAATATAATTTCTAACAGGTCGTTAGGATTCCATAGACTATTTTCTTCCACCTTTATACACCTTATTCTTAATTGTTTCTATTTGTTCAGGTGTTAAAAGAGATATCGCAGAACGAGCCTTTTCATTGCTGTATCCATAAAACTCTTTAACAACTTCCAAATCATCGAGTCCGGATGGCTTACCCCATTTAGTAAACCGCTTCCTTTTTCTAACTATATTTAGTAAAAAATGAAATTGTAGTTTTTTATCGATGTGATGATACTTGTTCATCTCATTCGAGAGCATCACAGTATCTTGGAAATAGGAAAGTTGACGATTTACAATAAACGGTAAATATTCTTTTTCCGTTTCATCATCAATCATAATATCTTCTTTAGTATAATTAATACTATTCACAAATTCAAATGGATTCATTGTCTTTTCTTCTCATACGCCTCATTAATTAAATCAGCTTGTTCTTGTGTCATCTTACGACTGTCAAGCAATTCACCAGTTTTACTCACATAACCTCTAGTGGTAGCAATGGCGTCTTTCACCCACTTAGGTCTCTTCAGTTGTTTCGCATTAAATTTAGGTTTAGGTGTTGGTTCTGATACCGACACTTCCTTCACAGTTTCTTCTTGTATAGTTTCTACTGATGTTTCTTTGATATCATCTAATATCAAAACTTCTTTCGTCTTAACCGTTGTTGGTGTCTGTTCTCTTCTGGTCGCAATTGCTTTGGTACTTGCAATTAATAAAACCACAGCAAGAGGATCAAAAACAAACACCAATGATAGAATGACTCCCCTTACAGCCTTGTCATAATAATTCTGTGCTTCATCACCGTAGATTAATTCTGCGATGTATTTAATCGCACCAATCTCTAACTCAAATGCAATATTTTCTTTCTTTAATTCTAACTCTTCTCCCTGTAGTTTGTCAATAGTTAGAGAGATGTCTGTTCGTGAAGATTCTAATTGTGTGCGTTCTTCTTTCTGTTCTTCTCTTGCCTTTAGTCCTCTAGTAACAAATCCTCTCTCGATATATTCGTCCAGAGCATCATCCAAAGAACCTAGTTGTTTATCTATAGCGTCTAAACGACGAGTTTCTGCTGACAGTTTTCTTTGCACATTTTCTAGTTTAATATAAGTATTAGATGTCTTGGTTTCCTGTTCTAGGTGGGCCCTAGAAAGATAGCCAAAAATACCCATACTGGTGATAAACATTAACACCACCACAGCAAGAGTTAGATACGATTTGATTGGAATACTGATTCGTTTCCATTCGAGGTGTAACCATGCGGCAGTTACAAGTTTGCCCACTTCCAGTGCGCTGGCCATAATTACTACTGACCAAAACGCACCAGCGAATATGGTAGACAAACCTATAATCGAAAAGAACGCCGCAATCACCGCAAGTGTGATTGATGTAATAAACGCAAGATAATTTGTCAAAATAGAAACTTACTTTGAGGGACTATTTTATATTTATATTAGCCATAAGTTCTGTGAGACAGGCAACCATATTTAATTCGTGGTCGGCGACAAATGCATTTTTATATTGGTAGTCTGCAAGAATCAACACTAGGTTAGGGATAGTACTAGTTTCTATGTTATCATACATTCGGTCATAGATACCACGAAAGATTGCGTTGGGATCAACATCCATATTGTTCACAACCCATGTTCTCATTTTTTTAAAGTCTTTGTCTTTAAGGGCCTTGAACAACAGATCATAGTCGTTGTTATCAGCAGCATTCAACACAACCGTTTCAAGTTGACCACCAATCGAATGTCTTTGACATTCGTTGATAACACGACGCCAATCAGGAGCGTGTTTCATAATCAATTGTACTAACGTTTCAGTCTTATACTCGACAAGTTCTTTGTCTAGAATGTTTTTCAGGTGAGCAAGAAAGGTCCCACAGAGTTCTGCAAGTTCTTTTTTGGTAGTGTTGAATTCGTATACACCACATCGAGAATGAAGTGGTTCAATGATACGATTCTTGAAGTTACAGGTGAGAATGAATCGACAGTTATCAGCGAACTCTTCGATGAATCCACGCAATGCTGGTTGAGTGGATTGGGGATTAAGATAATCAGCCTCGTCTAAGATAACTACCTTATATCCACCCTGCAAAGAGATTGATGATGCAAACTGTTTTATCTTTCCACGCAATGTGTCAATATTGCCTTCCTCAGAACCATTAATAACAATATGGTCTAAATCAAGTTCATTACACAAAGCTTTTGCAACGGTAGTCTTACCCAGTCCCGCCGTTCCAGTGAACAACATGTTGGGTAAGTCACCGCTAACAACCATTTTTTCAAAAACAGTTTTTAACGATTGTGGAAGGATACAATCTTCAATTGTTTTTGGTCTGTATTTTTCTACGAAAAGGAACTGGTCGGTCATAGTCAAAAATCCATAATATAAATTGGAGCGGCGACAAGGAGTTTAACCTCGCTAGTCTAACGGGAAGAAAGACTTGTCACGGACTCGCCGCAATATTTAGAACCTAATGTAAAAAGATTGGAGCGGGATGCGAGGTTCGAACTCACGACCTCAACCTTGGCAAGGTTGCGCTCTACCAACTGAGCTAATCCCGCTAAAATCATCAGGAACAGGAGAAAAATTTATACTTCATCTGGAATAGGTTCTGGACTTGGACCAGATTCTCCTTCGTTCTCAAGCAACTGAATCAGTGCAATGCTTTGGTCACGTAATTGACCAATCGTAGCTAATTCTTCACCACGAAAACCTCCACGTGCGGCAACTGTATCAATTACAGCAACTGTGCTTCGAGTGACCCTGTTAGCAAGATCAGCGATTTGTTCAAGATTATCAGACATTATTTTATACTCCGTAAGTACTAGATTTTTCAAGTGCTACCCAATATTCGGTAGCGGTTTCAACATTCACAAAATGCGAAATTAATTTAGAAGAAATTCTAACCTCATAATCACCATCAACCATTTTCAGGTTTCCGATGTTGAAAACAAAATTAAACCTCTCTTTCCCAAATGTTCCGTCCACGTCGATAGAAAAAACATTAGATGTAGCATCTTTATTATCAATAACAGACAAACACACAACGCCGTTTGAATTGTTCACAGAAAGTTCTGTGTGTCCAAGTACAGAGGATGCTCGTTTGATTTTTGATAATGTTTGTCTATCCAGAGTGAATTTAACATCTGCATCAGGCATTATAATATCTTTTGATGGTTTTGTCAAGATGTCTAAATCAGAGTAGTAATACTTTGTCCTAGACCGTCCAGAGTTATCAACCACCAAAACATGGTTCTGTTCGAACTTCAACCGTGGGCTATCCACAAGAGATAACACGCTAATAAATTCGTTCAGGTCATAAATGCCGAAAGTTTCGGGAAAAACAATATCCAGTTGAGAAGAACTCAAAACATTCTTCGCTTCTGAAATAGTTTTTACCACGCTACCCTTTTCAATTACAATGTTAGGATTGATTGTCGCATAGTTCTTAAGAACCGACATTGTTTTTTCAGAAAGTTCCATAATATAATTTCTCTAAAGTTTTATTCTTCAGTGGTTACTTCTTCGACCACAACTTCTTCGGTTTCATCAGCATCAGCTGGTCCACCTTCTTCTGGTTGTTCAGGGGTTGCAGCTTTAACAAACTCAGCGATTCGATTTCTAGTCGAGCCGACTGCTTCTAGTTCCTCACCCCTGAAGGCGCCCCTACTGGTTACCGCATCAAGGATTTGAATAACATTAGCCAAATCGATTAATGAAATTTGCGGTCTTTGAGGTGCACCATCCGTTTGTGTTTCTACTTCACTCATTTTTTACTCCTATATTAATTGTGTATGTGAGTTGTTGTAGTTAATATATAGTACCAAATTAAACAAAAGATGTCAAGTAATTTTACTGAAATTTTTAGATTTCGTAAATTCAATCTTTCTCTCAAACTTATTATCTAGTAGTTCACCTTTGTGAGAAATAATAAACACGTTTGTCTCATCATCAAGCGTGTCTAATATCTTCAACAAATTCTCTACACCGTCTGCATCCAAACTTGAATCAAAAGTTTCATCAAGTACTAGTAGATTAGTTGCGACGGAGTTTTTCATTTTAGCTACTTGTCTCCACGTAAATAATAACGCGAGATCTATGCGTTGTTTCTCACCCTCACTAAACGAGGAGTAACTGAATGCATCTCTGTGTCTCGATCTTATCGTCTCGTTGAACCCCTCATCCAAGTCAAAGTGAACGTAGAAGTCAAGGACTTGTAGATATTGGTTTGTGAGTTTGTTAATAACTGGCAGATATTGTTTGATGATTTTGGTTTTAATGCCGGAATCTTTGAGCATTTCGGTAATGACATTATTATATTCTCGTTCTTCTGCGAGTTCCATTTTCCTTTGCACAATCTTCTCACGTGATCTTCGTAAATCTTCAAGCGTAGACTTTGCGGTCTGCAAGCTGTCCATGTCTTGACCCCCTGCGGATAATTCATCACTTAAATTCTGTATTTCTCGTTTGAGTCTACTAATGTCACGTCTATGCATTTCAACATCTTGAAACTTAGATGTTTCTTCGGACAGAATGTTTTCATTCCTTGTCATCTCATCATAGTGTTTTGCTATTTCGAAAGAGAGTTTGTGTTTGCCGTCTTCGACCTGTCCCTTTGACTCGAAGGTCTCTCTGATTTTTTTACTTTTGGTATCAGCGGCGATCTCTTGATCACAGGTGGGACATGTGTCGTTATCCTCATAGAATTTTACGTCCTTATCAAACTTTTTAATCTTCTGATCAAACTGAAAGTCAAACTTCTCGAGCTTGTCGATTTGTTTTTTAGTTGCAAACAACAACTTCTCAACTTCTCTCATCTGGGTATCAGTATACCCTTCAACGAGTTTCTCCAGGCGGGCCAACTCTGCTTGCTGCTCTTTAAGTTCATCTTCATATTTACTTTTGGCAGATTCAGAGATTTTTTCTAGTTCAAAGATATGATCCTCTTGTGTATCTATCTTTGCTTTACTTAGTTCAAGTGTGTGTTCGTTCTCTCGGATAGAATCTTTGAGAGTGTTAATCTTTTCTTTAAGGACCGTATTCATTTTAGAGAATACATTAATGTCCAACAAATCTTCGATAACTTCCCTGCGATGAGAAGCCGGTAGTTGCATAAAAGGAATAAAAGACGAACTACCTAACACAACAATTTGATGAAAACTTTTATGATTAAGTTTTAGAATATTTTGTTCCAAAACTTTTTGATATTCTTTGGCGTGAGAATCTTGGTTAATCATTACACCGTCTTGCCATATTTCAAATTTGGCGGGTTTAAGACCTCTCAGGATTCTATATTCCATACCCAAGGCGTGGAACTCTACTTCAACAACGCAATCCTTACCGTTAACACTATTAACCAATTGTGGTTTATTAACATTACGATGAGCCTTGCCAAACAAAGCAAACGAAAGGGCGTCAAGCATCGTAGATTTACCTGAACCATTTTGACCAACAATCAAACTTGATTTGGTAAGTTCTAGGTTTACAGTAGTAAAAGAATTTCCTGTACTCAGGAAGTTTTTATATTTCAATTGACGAAATTTAATCATACAATTTCTAGACTCTGAGCCTCTATCATTAATTCACGTACACGAGATTTGATACGTTCTTTGTCCAAGTCAGTATCGACCGCATCAATATAACTATACAATAAATCATCGGTACTGTCAATAGAAAGATTTTCATCATCGACCTGAGCACCAGCAAAATCTTGAAAGTTTTCTGCGATCTGAAGGCCGTGAATTTTTCTCATATTAATTCTATCAACAAATTTCTCAAACTCTATTGGTTTTGATTTGTTAACCACGATTAACTTGACAAACTTCTCATCGAGATATGAAACGTTTTTAATCGCTTGTGGTTTGGTATCATCATAATAAAGTTTTTCAAAGATAGTAATAGGGTTTTCCACTGCTTTGAGTTCTCTTGTGTCTGTATCAAAAACGTGAAAATATTTTCTGTCGTTTACGTCAGACCAAAAAAATTCCATCTGACTACCCAGATAATGAATGTTGCCTTGTTGCGATTTGGTATGGAAGTGTCCGGAAAGAACCATTTCAAATTTAGAAAACAGGCCTGGCTCCATTCCGTCTGTACAAGGAATTCCCAGCTGCATGTCAAAACCGTTTAGTTCTAGATGTGCGCCGCAAATATCAGCCTTGCAGTTCTGTATAAATTCACGGGTCTCTTGTTCGTTCTCATTATTAATCCAAGGCAGTAAAGCAACTTTACACCCGTCATAGTCAACAACTGTAGGTTCTTCAATAATTCGAACCTCGCTCATATAGTGACCAAGAAGTTCTTTAAGCGCATTTAACCGATTGGTGTTTTTGAAATAACAATCGTGATTGCCTGGAATAATATCCATGTGAATACCAAAATCCCTAAGGCGCCTAAGAAATATTCTCCGATTATGATGAAGTGCTTTGAAATTAATCGAAGTACGGTTCTCATAATAATCTCCAAGATGTAAAATTTTTTTGATACCATGTTCTTCGAGGTATGGGAAGAAAACGTCGCGATAGAACTTCTCTTGGTAGTCCATAAATATTTCAGAAGAATTTCTAATACCGCAGTGTGTATCATTTAGTATTGCTATAAGCATTTATTCACCAGTTATGTACTACGTTTGCCATTATAAAAAAACATGTAAGAAAATTAACTCCGACGATAAGAGTCCGTAAGAGTGCAACATAATCATCATAAGGTTCAGTTTTGTCGTCAGAAAATCCGCCAAGAGCGTATTTCCAAATAGTCCAAAATTTCATTATATTTTACACTAAACTAAGAAACTTGTCAAGTCCGAATCAACGTGGCGGGTTCTTTTCTTGCGTTCTTTCTTTGCATAACCTTTCACAGCATCATCAACGTCTTTCACTGCGTCGATACGTTCACGAAGATCATCGATGAAGGCCTGTGTTTGTTTTGCGGCTGAATTGTTCTCAAACTCTTCTGCAACTATCTGTTCAAGTCCCGACTCTGATAGATAACGAAGTTTAATATCCTGTTGTTTCTTTTCTTTCTGAATTCTACGTAGGAATGCGTACCACGAAATCTGTGTAAAGTATGCGAATGCGTTTGGTTTACCAGTGCGTGTAGCGGTCTCTATATTATAGTTGTCAATCGCCTTGAGACAATTTTCTACAGCGTCCATCACCATCTCTTCTCGATATGTGTAACGAACAAAGTTTGCTTTGTGCGAAAGTCCCTCAGCAATTTTGAGGAAACATCTGGCTATGTAATCTGGAACCACGGGTTTAGGGTCTCCGCGTGATACAAATTCATTGGCTTTCTTTACATGATCTACAACCGCTTGGGAAAACTGTGCGTTGTTTACGTAATGTGGTTTCTCTTCTTTTTTCATATAACAAATCTCATAAATCAAAATATAAATTAATTATCGCATAAAATTTCTTTTTTATCAAGCTTGACTTTCTTATAAAAATGTGTTACCCTAGAGCTTAACACGCCAGGGATAATATACTAATGAATCAAAGGGGGAAATGGAATGATATTACTAGGTTTATCAGAATCTAGATCTGAGACTATAGATGTATTCACATTCTTTTTTGTTAGTTCATTAAGATAAGTCGCAAGTTTTTCATACTTTATTTTTTTCTCATGTGAATATTCAACACGACGAATATCGCCAGAGTCGTTCATATCTTTAACAGCGATGTCATATTGATATACCAAATATTCTGTAGGTTCAGCCGTTGATATAATGTGGTCAGAATTAATAATAATTAAATCTTCAGTAAGTTCTTGATAATGCATCCAAGGTTTGAACATATATATTCTTTGTTCATTATTATGCATCCAAATAATTTCCATGCAATTCCGGACAACTATTTCCGAAAAATCATCTTCAGCCCATTCAATTACATCACAGACAATTTCTTGTCCGTTTGTTAGGATAAATTGTTTAACATTTCTTTTTTTCATTAAATTTTTATTTCATGCATCTTGTAAGGAAACTTCTCACTATTATATATCCTAACTCTTTCAGCGCTGTGTTGGAGAGTGAAATTAGGTTTTCCTTTATATCCTAAGTCATCGGCAACATCATAGAGGTTGGTAGTCCTGCCATCATCTGACAATCGTAGACCTCTACCAATGGACTGTAACACTCTGATTTGTGATTTGCTGGGAGATGCGAATATAATGTTATGGATATTGCGTATGTTAATCCCAGTACTAAAAGTCCCCAAGGAAGCAAGAGTAATAGAATTTGACTGTGACTCGACAATTTTTCGAACTGCTTCACGATCATTAGTTTTAGTTTCTCCAGATACATAAAATAATCTTCTCCCATCCTCTATTTTGTCTTCTATTATATCTCTCAACACTTTTCCATGTTTTTCGACCAAGTTAAAAAGAACAAGCGTATTCCCATCCAGACTGCAAGCTAAATTACGTAGAAACTTATTACGGGCATCACAGGATACTAAAAAATCAATTTCCTCTTGGTAGGTAGCATTAGACAAGTTTTTTTTAATTTCTTTGTCATATCTTAAAACTATTATATCAATGTTTAATTTAGCTAAGGTTTTTTCTTCTTGTAGTTTTGCAGTAGTAGTAACCCTAAGCACTGGCCCAAAAAGTCCCTCTAAGACCATCTGGTTGACGCTGGTGCCATCTAAAGTACCAGTTGTACCAAAACGATACTCAGCATTTAATGATTTGTTCATAATTGACGAGAGGGATTTTGCTTTAAAACCATGACATTCATCACCGATGGCCATACCAAATTGTTCGAACCACTTTGTGCCTAAATTATGAATAGACTGCCATGTACTAATTATTATAGGTTTTTCTGTGTCTTTATCTTTACCAGAATAAATGCGGTGACAGTTACTTTCTGCATCAAAATTATAACTAGTAAAGTCTGAGTACATTTGTTCAACTAGACTAGTAGTCGGAACGATTAACAATATTTTTTTGTCTTTGCATCGATCAAGATACCATCTAATAAGAAGATAGATGATGAAAGATTTTCCAGATCCCGTAGGAGACACCAGAACACTTCTTTTGTTTTCCAGTGCATGTATGAAAGCATCATACTGATAGTCACGAGGCATAAATGGTAGATTGATTTTTTCAATCCATCGCATAAGGTCCATATGGTTTAATTTATTTTTAGTCCCAGGCCATCCGTAAGGTGTTTCCTCATACTTTAAAGGTATACCTTTTCGGTAGATAAACTTTTCTATTTCCGACAAAAGACCAGCATTGATTTCACCGTTCATGCGATTGAGTAGATGAATCTTCCCATCCCACCGACGAGATTTAAATGCAGGCATGTATTTTGCACCTGGCACATCAAAAGAAAAATAATCATACAATTCTTGAGCTAGTGAAGTTTCACACTCCACTAACTGTAACATCGCATGATTTTTTAACTTCAACTTAATCACATTAGAAACCGGCTTCAAACTTCTTGTAGTCAATCATATTCTTAATGGTCTGATGTCGCCAATTAAGATTGTTAATGATTTCAGATAGTGTATCTATAACTGTTTTAATGTACTGAATTTTTGCTTCGGATGCTTGAAGTTCTGGGTCACTTTCATAGTAGTGTTCCATCTCACCCTTTAGAATCTTTAGACCATTGAAGGGGTCTGGGTCCCATCCTTTTTCTTCTATTGACTTCTGGTCTAACTTTCCATTATAATATAACCACTTATCTTTCAGAAGGATTTTCTGTTTGAACTCCGCATCTTTCATTTTTAACTTAGCATCAGCTAAAATAGACAAATACTTAGAGTGTAATGCGGGAGTGTTACGAGATGTTTCATCTAAGTGCGCTGAGGGGATTTTACTGTCCTCTTCCCACATAGACAAGATATCTTTTAAGTCCATTGTGTTGACTTCCTAGTAATTTTCTGGTATTATACCACACTTAACTAGGAGATTCAAGTTATAGTAGTTCGAAGTAAGAATATCTAAACCCAGCAGAGAATGTCAACGGGGTGACATCACCACCTAGTGTGGAGAATTCAACGCCTGTAATATTGACGGGAAACGCATTGATATAACGAATCTGTTTGTTCGCATTATTGTGACTAGAAAGAATGGTGACAGTAATGTCAGCTTCAGAACCAATGCCAGTTAAAACAGTTCCAGCAGCAGTCTTATACTCGTCATTGACCATGCGATTTAACCAGGCAAACATTTCTTCGTATGCTCTCATATCTTCATCCATCATAAAGGTAAAGTTGACTTCATCGAATAAAATTTTATCACCGATAATTGGCACATTTCTTCTTTGATATGGAGCTTCAACCTCTGAGACAGAGACGCTAGGGTGTGATATAGATTGTGCAAAGTACTGGATATTCGGATAATTCTCTTTCGAGATAGAGACCGCAAACCCCGTAGGTTGAAGATAGTTAATGTTGGTTGTCAGTTCTGCCACGGTATGTAAACCCTTAATCGTTTCTTCTATTTATACCTTGACATACTAGAAAAAATGCTATATACTATTTCTATTGTTTGGGAATTTATTTTATGATTTTATCTAAGTCCGACGCCTACTATGCGGCAAATGTTTTTGAAGAGTTCTTTGCTAACTTCGAACGCATTGATGATTATATGCGTACTGTTAAAATGGAACGCATGGAATCTTTTCCACATTCACTTCCAGGCATGGGGATTGAAAACGATTTTTATGATGGACACACCATTCATCCTAACGATATGGAAATTTCTTTTCATGTGGAAAAAGTTCAAAAGTTTTATCCTTATTGTGAAATTGTCACCTCAGCTATAATCGAACAGAGTATTCCAGGCAAACAGTTGTGCCTTTTGGTTAAAGAAACAAATACCAATTCGATTTTAGGTATGATACGCTTAGGTTCTCCAGTTATCAATTCTAGACCACGTAATGAATGGTTAGGAAATCCTCTCGATTCGTATAACGCCGAGGTCATGAAGAGATTTAACAATTCAACAATCATGGGATTTACGATTGTAGCAAGTCAACCTTTTGGTTTCAATGCTCTTGGTGGAAAATTGTGTGCTGCTATTTGCACATCCCATGAAGTAAGAAATCTATTAAATAAAAAATATGATGGTAATTTCTGTGTCTTTGAAACCACATCTTTATATGGTTCTAGTAAATCATCAAGTCAATATGATGGTATGAAACCTTTCCTGAGATTTACTGGTCTGACAGATTCGAATTTTGCACCTCTTATTAATGATGTAAAATATCGTCAACTCGACCAATGGTTTTCAGATAGAAATGAAGGTGAAAGAATTGTAGACCGTGAAGCGTCTTCACGTAAATTAAAAACACAAACGAAAATGGTTAGTGTAATAAAAGCATCACTTAAATTACACGATCAATCTGCTTATGAAAAGTTTTGTGGTGTATATTCTAACGCTCTAAATCTTACGGAAAAGAAAAGATCATATGTATCTACTTATGGTTATGACGCACAATCTGTCAAAGATTATCTAAACTTGAAAAAAGATAACTTGACGCAAGCAGAAAATTATGATAGATTCAACTTTGAAAATGTTGTTGAGTGGTGGAGAAATAAAGCGTCAAAACGATATGATACTCTCAAATCGGAGGGTCGTTTACGTACCCAATTAGAAACGTGGAACACTAACGCTGATGAAATAGACATTATTCGATAAAGTTATATTCTTATTCCAAAATAATCTAAAAAAGTGTTGACAAAACATAATTTTCGTGAGATAATTACTTTGTAATTAACGATAAGAGAGGAAAAACAATGTATGAAATCCCAGAAGACTGGAAAGGTCTAACATTCGCAACACGTTCAGATGTGACGTTACAAGATTTGCGTGATAACAAAAAAATTATTGATTTCTCACCAGAGGAATATCAGCGTTTCTTTCGTGCTGATTTGAAATGGCAACAAAACCTTATGGCGTCATTCTTTGCGTCTGATGATGACAATCCTATTCTTATCCCAGAAATTGCATTACGTTATCACGAAACTGATGATGGACTCTTTATTGAAGTGATGGATGGTTGTCAGCGTACAACTACTGCAACACGCTATATGGAAGGACTGTTTGAACTACCAGACAATCCAGCAATCTCTGCATTTGAATTAAATGGAAACGTATACAATCTTGTTGGTATGACATTCCCACAAATCCAACGCAAATATTCTGTTGTTGCAGATTGGATTTTGACGAAAAAAATTCACTGTCAAATTTATGTAAACATTACAGATTTACATGCCGCACACGTTTTTGTGAAGGTGCTGAACAACTCAAACGAACTGAAACCACAAGAGAAGCGTAATGCAATACGTTCTTTCTTGTCAAAATTCATACGTTCTACTGCTCGCACAAATGCACACAAATTGTTTGAACTTGAAACAGAAAATGGTCCAGATTGTAAACATGTAAAAATCTCACACAAGGAGATGGATGTAGACAAAATGGTTGCTGAGTTGGCAACAATGATGGTTTTTGGCCCACAGTCTGGTACTGGCGCTGGGCAGGTAAACAAACTGTATGAGGATGAACGCTTTCTAACAAAATTCCCATACAAAACTGCTATTGATGAGACACTGAAACAAGCTCTGTCTGGTATCAATCGCAACCCTAACCTAAAAGAAACATTCACTGCAAAGGTACTACGCAACTATCTTTATATTGTGTCAATGATGCACCAACAGTCATACAATACGGCTCCTGATGCGTTCATGCGTTTGTATGCAAAAGCTCATGCAGAATTGAAAATCGTTACTGCTGAATACAAAAAACTTACAGGGTTTTCAAAGTCTCAGTATTCGATACGCATGTCTGGTACTGGTGGTGAAGATACTGCTGCGGCAATTGACATGGTAATGGAAAAAATGATGGAGTTGTCGAATGGTAAGGAGTTTTGGACAGTAGATCCAAAACGCTGTTATACCAAAGAAGAAGTGTCTAACATGGCAGTCGTACAGAACAACATGTGTGGACGTTGTGGAGAAGAACTTGATGATAGTCCAGTAGGCGCACATGGTTATGCATGGGCAGATGGTTCAATGACACTTACTGGTGAAGGTTATGCAGCTCACCAATATTGTAACTTGGAGGAAGGTAGAAACGCTGCATAAAAAAAGGGGGACATTACGTCCCCCAAATTTTTATAACTATCGATATTATTCGATAAAAAGTGTGGTACTATATAAACTGTACTGTACAAATTAGTCAGTACACTTGAAACTTAACTTCCAGTACATATTGTCTGGAACTAATTAAAGGAAATTTAAAATGTCATACAACATTACAGCCCCACTCTTAACTTCGCCAGGCGCTTCTTTTGTTACCTACGCACCAGTAGCTCTAGACGAAATCTATATTTCAAAAACAGACACGGGAGGCACTAACAATCCTGCCCGTTTCGTAATTGATATGGGTAACGTCAATCTCTTGGGGTCTTCTTTCCGCACTTGTGGTCAAGACTTAAGTTGCCCTCTACCAGTCGTTGAGAAACTCCCAGTTCCTCTGAAACAGGACGATAAGATTTACACTTACAAAATGGTTGTTGGGCACCATCGCCACGCTGGTGCAAAACAAGCTGGACTGGAAACCCTAGTCTTTGCCGTCTACAAATTTGAAAGTGACGAAGCCCGTTTCAGGTTTCAGTTAGTAGAAAACAACCACGCCCCCGCTAAAGCAGCCACTTGTGATGATATTGCGAATGCCTTGACTATCGCAGTACACAAGGGTTATATCCAAAACAATGAAGAGGATATGCGTAAGTATACTAATTTAATGAACAAGATTCATGGTAATACCATAAACAAGGCAATTTCGAAAGCGATACGTCAAACAGGCGGTTTTCAAGACTATCACATTTACACAAAAGAAGATATCGAGGATTGGTTCGCTAATAACGACTACGCTTTTGGCGGTAAAAAAGATTCTAAAAGGGATAAAGTTGGTTGGGGTGTGAAAGAAGGTTTCGTGTACGAGTACCTAATGAACGCTATGAGGAAATACTCTACCGAGTCATTGGAAAGTTACTTCATTTGTCACACCAAGGCTCCTACTGAGAAAAACTCTCTAGACGAAAGGCGTAATGCTATGTTGAGCGAATTCCGTAAACTAGAAACTGCAATAGAAAAGGTTATGGAGTTTAAAAAGGAACACAAACGTTTTCCTTGGTCTATTGAAGGTTTCTTGCCTCAAGACAACATTAAACAAGAACGAGAGTTGGTAGTTCTATAAAAATTAAGGGGGACGAAAGTCCCCCTTTTTTTATAACTATCGTTATTTTTATTAGTCGAGGATGTTATCCACGCGGAAAATACGATAGTACTGGTTTTGACGTACTGTGTTAGCCAGGTCACTCTGAGGTGCGCCTGTACCAGCATATGGATTAGCAATAATCCCGTAACGAGTTTTGAACCCGATACGTGGCTGGAAGTCGTTCTCACCAACTGCACGTACCATCTGAAGAGGTACGTAAGGGCAATAGAACACACCTGAGTCATAAGGATTTGTACCCTTATAACCTACAGTTACGTAATCACCAACCGCATATGGGTCAATGTATACACGTGTACGACCATTCAGTACACCTGCGAAGGTGTTACCAGTATCGTCTACCTGAAGGTTAGTAGAAAGAGCAGGTGAATAATCAAGCATACCAGCAGCTGCAAGAGCAGTAGCAACGTCTGAAGAACAGATTACTACGTTACCCTTACCACGACGAGTTTCTTTAGCGATTACGTTACACTCACGCTCGATTTGTACCAACATACCCTTGAACTTCTCAACTGACCAACGACCATCAGCGTCCGTAGACAAATCGAAGATACCACGAGTAGTCATGTTAGACTGAAGAGCACCAATCTTAGCTTGAGAGTTGATAGTACGAACAACTTCACGATTGATTTCAGCAAGAATTTCTGTAGACAGAATGTTAGCAAGTTCTGTCTCAGCGTCAAGACCATGAATAGCCTTGAGGTCTTGAGCGAGTTCAAGCGTATATTCTGCTTTCAGAGCACGTGATACCGCAGTAACCGTTGCCTTCTCGATGGTGAAACCCATTTCGTTAAACTGTTGACCAGTACCGAGGCCTTCAGCAGTTGCTGTAGACATACCACGGTTAACAACAGGTACGTATGTTGAACCAGAATCGTTGATACCACTGTCAACGTTAGTGTCAGTAGCACCTTCCAAACCTGAAACACCACGTGCACCAGGCTGGTCACCGCCAGCTGAGTCACCTGAGTAAGCAGTGATTGCTTCTGAGAACAACGCTTCGTCATCAGCAGTTACTTCGTTAGCAGAAGTCTTATAACGAGACTTCATGGCGAAGATAAGACCAGTAGGACCAGTCATAGGTTGAACGCCACAAACGTCATATGCCATCAAGTTAGGCATAGCACGACGAACGAGTGCGATAAGGATGGGGTCCCAGTTTGCACCGCTTGAACCAGCAGCAGTGGTCACAGAAGCGTTAGTGTTTACTTCGTTCAGTTGAGCTTGTTCTGCGAAGGCCTTCTCTTGGTTTTCCAAGATAGCAGCAGTTACAGCACGACGATGAGAATCTTTGATCTCACCCGCTGACTCTTCATTCAGAA